GGGGCTAACACCTATGAGCTAATGGCTTTGGGTGGTTGGCGCAGCAGCAGCTCGGTTGAGCATTATGTTCGCCTTAACCCTGACGGACTAGCAAACGCAATCAATAGATTAGATTAACCACCTCAACAGTGGTGGGGGATATTTTAATGAGACACAAATATTGCTGCTCTAATTTCATCTGTAGTCATGTTTGGAATGTCCATCAATGGGAAGAATTTTATAAATACTATTATGACAGCAAACCTTGCCCAAAATGCAATCGGTATTACTCAATCTATGCAAACCTTACAGATCAAGAAAAAGTTAAATATAAGAAAGATCAAAAAAGATTAAGAAAAGAGATAAAAAACGTCCCTCTAGGATGACTCAGGAATCGCTCTAAGACATGTCCGTGTATGATCCTACCCCCCAAAATGGAGCAAAATATGCACAATCGACCATTACATGAACCAGAAGTATTGGAAGCAAAAGGCAGACAAACATGCAGAGACGACCCCTGCTCATACAAAATGAAAAAATATGGAGAATGTCTTTGCTTCAATGAAGAACAAGACAAACAGCCGGGGCATCCTGAACATGGATAAGCAGCGCAAACAATTAGCCAAGATTATTGAAACAGTTACAAATCAGTATTTTTGTATTAATGGCGTAGAAGCTATGTCATTAAATAAAGAACAAGATAAACTTTTAAGCAGTGCAATTACGCATTTAATGATGGCTCAAAGCAACCTCAATAAATATGCAATTGACACAAAACAGACACAAAAAGCCAATGCCTAGATATCCGTATAACAAATACAATGACTTAGCTGTGGAGGTAAGAACCTTGCCAAGGTTGGGGTCGAGGGTTCGAATCCCTTCACCCGCTCCAAATTTTCTCCATAAATAAAAGCCGGAAAACCCCTATCACCAAGGATCTCCGGCCTTTACCCCCACCACTGCCGAGTCTGGCTAGTGACTAGATATCTAAGCATGAATGACACTATGCTGCAATAGATAACCAAATAAAAAGCACAAAATAGACACAAAATAAAAAGACCCCCCGACAAGGGAGGTAGCCGAGGGGCAATTGCAGGGAGTGCAATTTACCAAACGTAACAACAGCAATTATNAGGAACCATTCACATGAAAGCGTTTCGTATCGACCCACTGAACAAAAAAATTACAGAGGTAGAATNTAATGGCGACTATAAGCAGATTTATAATCACATTGATGCAAGCACTTTTGACGTTGCAACATTGTATGACAACGGTGACGGAGCTTACATCGATGATGAAGGTCTGNTTGTCGAGAATCAGCATTTCTGGATTCACAAAAACTTTCCAACGCCTCTGGCTGGCATTGGCTTGCTTCTTGGGCTTGATGAAGAAGGAGACAGCACAGACCCAAAAACTACTATCGAAGAATTAATTGGCGATGTGAAATGGGTAGGCGATCGACATGATGTTACAGTTTTAGTTCGTTTTAACCCTGGCATGGAAGATTATAGGCCACATTATTTTACGGAGTAACTGATGTTCGAAGATGATCCAGAAGCAATGAACTACGATGATTATGGTTTGGTATACCGTCCAGCAACATACACTCATCAGATGTCATCAGCATCATTAGCAGCCAAACAACCCAACTGGAGAGACAAAGAAGCTTTAATTAAAATACAGCAACGCCAAGCTAAAAGGGAATCGCTAAAAGCCTCATTCTCTCTACCAACCTCGATGAACGATTGGGAAGTTGCCTAGCCCACTTAGAATTTTCCATCTCGGCTGCTGCCAGTTCCCAATCTTCTTCATCTACATGTTTCTTCATGTTTTTAAATTTGGACAAAGTTGGCAAACCGAGGTTAAACATCATATTGGCTATGATTAATTTACAGTCTTCTGGCAAGCTGTCGAACTGTGAATACAGTCTTTGACAGTCTTCAATGACTGACTGAATGTCTCTATCAAAGCACTCTGTAACTCGATCTGCTGAGACAGCCGTTCCGATTGGCTGGTTATATTCTNGGTCAGATTCAAGGACCATGTGACCAACGCCAAAAGTAAGCTTATCTGCACTACATTTATAAGTGACATACTTGATCCCCTCATCAGCCTCAAGTTCTTCTCTTAATTTTTGTATGTTCATTTACTTTTTCCCAAAAAATTTAGTTGCTGCTCGTGTCCCAAAACTTGCGCTTACAATAATGCCAAGCGTGTATCGATAGTATTCCGGCATAGCGTTAAGTGCTGTAAAACCATCTGTTACTATCTGTCTTCCCCATTCCCCACAGAACGCCAGTACCAATGGCACTGAAAACAAAATTGTAAGCCACTCGTCTTTCCAGCTAGACACAGACGCATCAGCCATCTTGAGATCCCAATCAATCTCTCCGGTAGCTTTTTTCTGCATTATCACTGCTTCGGCTTTGGCTTTAGCAACCTTCGCCCCAGTCTCCGCTTTCTTAGTTTCGACCTTGCCTTCAAGCCAAGTGCCGGCCAAGTTAGCAATAGGTCCAATTAATGCCTGTAACATTTATTTATGATCCTTATGTTCGTGTCCCATCCAAATTCCAAACACAGCAGTAAGTACACCCATCACTACAGAAACAAACGCAGACTGCGCAGCAGTTGGAGCTTCCAGTGCCATAAACCATTCAGCGCATCGCCAACTCATAAGTGTGCTAGCAAGCATCATGAATCTAGGAAGTATTTTCCAAGCTAAAAACTGTTCAACAGTAATCATATCAGCACCACAAAAAGTAATATGAACAAACCAAGAGCTGACACTATAACAGCGCTAACAATGAAAACCTGTTTCATGCTTTCTTCAAATTCTATGGATTTTTGTATTTTTTCTCGCCTAGCAGCAGCAGCAGCTTCTTTAACTTCCTGTATTCTNTTTGCTCTTTCTGCTAAAATACTAGCCCATGTACCGTGACCAAAACGCATGTCNACCATCGTTGCTACTTCTCGCAACTGTTCGGCTGCTAACTTNGCATCGATNACTTCTTTAGCCACAGTATCAACGCCAAACTGATCTCCTAAACCAGTTCCAGATTTCTTTGCTCTAGCTTTTTGCGTTTCTTTTTCACCACGAAAAAGGTCGTCAATCTGCGTTGCAATCTGCCCTATATCTTGAGCAGTGCTAATATTCTCTTTAATAAATTTTACTGATTGCTGTACTAGGGCAATACCAGTAAGAACTTCTGCAACAACCAAACTTAACCTCGTAAAAGCATTGTCAATAATAAGACAATTGTGGTTCCTGCACTCCCTATCATAATATTTTCTATTCGCTTTATTCTGGTAATTGTTTCTATCCAACGCTCAGAACATACAGCTTCATGTGTATCTATTTGGTTTTGCAAAGATAAAACAGTTGGCTTTGCCATTAGATTGTTTCCGGCCAATCGTTAATCGGCGCATTGCCGGTTGGCTTACCATCGCTATCAACAGGCGTATCATACAACGCCATAAACGCAGCAAGGTCAGACGCATTTGTGATAGCTGTGCCAATGCTATTGCTGGCGGTGCGAACAGCAGCCCTATAATTTGTAACCGTTGACGGAACAGAGTAAGACTCAACTTCTGTTGCTTTGATGACTTGCCAATCGTATGGCGCAAGCAGTCCAGCCGCTTGTGTCTTGACTAGGGCTATAGCATTGGACTTTAGACCAAGCGTAACAAGCTGGTTGCCGTCAGCATCATTGATTGCCTTACCATCCTCGTCAACTTCGTTAACATCTGTGAGTGACTTAGCAATCAGGCTGCCATCAGCATTACGCCCCCAATAAAACCTGTTATCGTGTGCAGCAACCTCATCTTCCCAAGTGAGGCCAATAGCAGCTTTTTCATCTGCGCTGTAGTTACTCCACACAGCAGGGTATTGTGTGCCGTTGTTATCAACCCACGCCTTGCCAACTCTGATTATTCTTCCGCTATATTTCCACGGCATCTTAGTTTCTCCTATCGTGCATTAGCAAATTTGAAGGGCTGTTCGGCAAAGGCGAGATAGATATAGCTCTGAGCAGCGTTGCTTTCAGCATAGCTGCTTCTAAACTTAAATCCATTAGACAAGAAGTCGATTGGTAAACCTCTACCTGTACCTGT